CACAACAGTCCGTAAGTAGTAATCAAACACAAGAAAAAAGTAACACTTTAGAACAAAATAATGAAGAAACACAAAAATAGGCGTCACCGAAGCCAGTTACTTACTTGATGTAACTGGCGTAGGTGACGCAAAAATAGTCTAAAACCTAATAATAATTTGCTTTAGGTTAATTATTAGGTTTACACTTCGAAGAAGGTGAAATTTTGGCTCGAAAAAAAATAAGAGTTCGAGGACATCGCTTTAGCGATGCTCCTGCAATGTACATGAAAAGGACTAAGTTTGACCGTTCCCATGTTTATAAGACAACTTTTAACTCAGGCAAGCTTATACCTATATTTGTTGATGAGGTTTTGCCTGGCGATACTACTCGTATGTCTGTTAATTATTTCGCTCGTTTGGCTACTCCTGTTAAGCCTATCATGGATAATATTTATCTGGACTGGTTTTTCTTTTTTGTACCAAACCGCCTCGTTTGGGAACATTGGCAGAACTTCTGCTTTGAGCAGGAAGACCCTGATGATAGCACTGATTATGTTATCCCTGCTATTGTGGCTAACGACAACAAAAATAATACTTATTTAGGTTCTCTATGGGATTATTTCGGTTTGCCCTTGAATACGTCTGGTACTATATCTGGTGTTAGTGCTCTTCCGTTCCGCGCTGTCTATTTGATTTGGAACGAATGGTTCCGAGATGAAAATCTCCAGAAATCTGTCAAGATCCAGAAAGGTGACACTAATGAGGTTTTAAATTCTGCTCGAGTTTCTGATCAACCTTCTTGGTTGTTCGAGTCTGGATCTGACATTTTTCCCGGATATCCTTGCCCCCCTCGCGGTAAGCGCCATGATTACTTTACTTCTGCTCTTCCGTGGACACAGAAAGGTCCTGGTGTGTCTATAGGTCTTGCTGGTACTGCTGATGTTGTTCTTTCTTCTAACAATAATCCTATTCTTTTTTCCGGTGGCGGTGGTAATTCTGCATTTACGAATATGCCTGTTTATTCTGCGAAAATTGGTAACGAAGTCGATATTCAAGGTTATACGTCAGAGATTTCTAATAAAGGTTATTTGAAATTTGGTTCTGATGTTGGTTTAAAAGCTTATGCTGACCTTGATTCTTCGTCTATATTTACTATCAACAGCTTACGTACAGCCTTTCAGATGCAGAAGTTTTATGAACGTCTTGCTCGTGGTGGTAGTCGGTATACAGAAGTGCTCCGTTCTTTCTTTGGCGTAGTTTCTCCGGACGCCCGTCTTCAACGTCCGGAATTTCTCGGCTCCTTTACCAAAATGGTAAATGTTAATCCAATAGCGCAGACTTCCGCAACTGACACTACCTCTCCTCAAGGCAATCTTTCCGCTTACGGTGTTACTGCATCTAAGTTTCATGGTTTCACTAAATCTTTCGTTGAGCATGGCTATATTATAGGCTTCGTTTGCGCTCGTGCTGATTTAACTTATCAGCAGGGTGTTAATAAAATGTGGCTTCGTTCTACTGTTTACGATTTCTATTGGCCTACATTCGCGCATCTTGGTGAGCAGGCTATTGAGCTTCGTGAGATTTATGCTCAGGGTTCTGAAGCTGATACTACTGTTTTTGGCTATCAGGAACGTTATGCCGAATATCGCTATAAACCTTCGCAGATTACAGGTAAGTTCCGTAGCTCTGTAGTTAGTGGCACTTTAGATGTGTGGCACCTGTCTCAGTTCTTTAAAAATGCTCCAGCTCTCAACGAGGAATTTATTACGGAAAATCCACCTATTAAGCGCATTATTGCCGTTCAGGATGAGCCTGAGTTTTTGCTTGATGTAGGCTTCAGGTATACCACAGTTCGTCCTATGCCTATGTTTGGTACACCCGGCCTTGTTGATCATTTCTAGAAGGAGTTGGTTTTATGTCTTGGCTTTCTAATACTTTAGGAAGTGTTGCTGGTTCTGTTTTCGGATCTGCAGTTCAGAATCATTACAATTCTGCTAATGCCGCACAGGCTAACTCATGGAATGTTGAAAACTATAAACAGCGTTATCAATGGGCTGTAGAAGATATGCGCAAGGCTGGTCTTAATCCTATTCTTGCCGCAACTAATGGTTTAGGCGGTTCTATATCTGGAGCTTCAGCCGCTTCTGTAGGCATGAGTGATATAGGTTCTACCATGAATTCTGCTAAAGCCGCTAGTGCCGCTGAAAGGCAGGCTAAGAATGCCGAGCATCTTGCAATATCTCAAATTGAAAAAAACGTCGCAGAAGCCGATTCTGTGCGTCAGAGCACCCATGGAACAGTACTCCAAAATGGTATTCTTGCAAATGATTTGAATCTTCGTGAGCAGACTTATGAGAAACGTCTTGGTTATGAGCTTGAAAAGATGAATTTGGAGCTTGAAAACCTTCGGCTTCAGGGTTCTTATCTTAGCTCTGGTGTTTTGAACAATATTGCTTCTGCTAACCGTGCTAATTCTGCCGCCTCTTTTGATAATGTCCAAACTGAAATGGCAGGTATGGAACGTGATTTTTATAAGAATCTTGAAAGTCTTACAGGCGCTCCCAGATCTGTTGCTTCTGGCGTTGGTTCTGCTGTCAAAAATGTTATAGGCTTCCTCGGAGGTCGTTATTTTGGAAGGAGATAATTTTATGTCTAATAAAACTACTATGATTCTTACTTTTATTGTTTCTGTTGTTGTCCCTTTTATTCAGGAAGTTGTGGATCTGATTGAAGCTCTGAAAGGTAAAGCTTCTTCCAATACTGTTACTGCTAAAAAGGTTGCCTCGGATTTTCAAACCGATGTTGCGCAACTTGTTGAGCCAGTTGCTAATAAGAATGATTCTAAAAAAACTAGCCGTTTTTTCGGTTCTTGGAGGGATGCTAAATGAGACGTCGTCGTTTATCTAAACGAGGTTCTCGCCGTCTTTTTCGGCGTACCTCCAGATCTAGACGTAGAAATTTTAAGAGAGTAGGACGAGGTGGATTTAGGATTTGACATTCTGACTTAATCCTGATACAATCGGTACAGGTGATTAATATGGTTTGTTATAATCCTATTCTTATGTACCCGGTTGAAGGAGCGATTACTAAAAACGGAAAACAACATTATAGTTTTTACGGTAGCCTTGCTTCTCACCCTGAGCTTGCTGGCGATAGCCGTTTCATTCGTTGTTCTTGCAAACAATGCATCGGTTGTCGTCTCGAAAATAGTAGACAGTGGGCTGTCCGTGCTGTTCACGAAGCCCGTTCTTCGTCTTCTGCTTATTTCGTTACTTGCACTTTCGACGATTATCATTTGCCATGTGATAAAAGCTTGAGCAAGAAATTTCATCAGACATTTATGAAGAATCTTCGTCGTGAGTATGGCAGTGGTATTCGCTTTCTTGGCTGTGGTGAATATGGTGAACTTCATGGTCGTCCCCATTATCATTACATTTTGTTTAATATTGATTTTGATGACAAAATTTTTCGGTTCCGTACAGACGGTTATAATACTTACACTTCTTCTCGTTTTGCCAAAATATGGAAATACGGTATGCATCTTATTGGTGAGTTTAGCTTTGACTCTGCTGCCTATGTCGCTCGCTATATAGTTAAAAAACAGACAGGTAAAGACGCTCCTTCTCACTATAAAGGTCGCATTCCTGAATTCATGGTTGCTTCTAATCGTCCTGGCATAGGTGCAAAATGGCTCGAAGATCATGGCGAAGAATGCTATGCCAATGATTATGTTGTTATTAACGGTAAGAAGATGCGTCCTCCTCGTTATTATGATAAGAAATTTGACGAAACGCATCCTCACTGGATGGAGTTTATTCGTAACAACCGTATTGAGAAGATGCTTCATAACTTGGAGAACAATACTTTTGAGCGTTTGGTTGACCGTTGCCGCGTTCAGGAAGGCAAGTATAAGCATTTTCTCGGCAGAAAGCTTGACAAGGTATTATGACTGTGTTATTATTAAGTCGGAAATGAGGTGATGCTTATTAGTGAATTTGAAGCTGTTAAAAATTTCTGTCGTTATCGTAATATTTCTTTTGACTATTCTTTTCGTGGTAGTAAATATGCCGCTTACCGTCTTAAGCCTGATGGTTCTAGGGTTATTCGTCTTGATAATGACTATTTTGTTATATCAGCTATGCTTTATCTTATGATTCGTAGGTATTTAATTGCATTTAGAAAAGGAGATGGTTCCGCTGAGACTTTATTCCATTTATGATTCTAAGGCTGAACAGTTCAGTCCTCCACAGGTTTATCACAATGATATGCTTGCTTTGCGAGCTTTTGAAGGTATAGTTAATGATGATAAAATGCTTATTAAAAAGTATCCTGAAGATTTTACTTTGTATTATATTGGCAATCTTAGTGACAGCGACGGTCGCTATTACGTTGAGAATAGTGACGAGTCCCGTATTCCTGTCATGGTTGGTCGCGCCATAGAATATGTGCAGACTGTTGACAATGATTCTACTAAATGATAATCTAATAAAGAGCGTATCAGAAAAAGGACGATCTCATGGAGATCGCCCTTTTTTTGTACGCCACGCCCGCCGCGTCTAGGCGCCTGCGAAAGGAGGTGAAACTATGAAATTTAAGACAGCTTATGATCCTGTAGAAGAACATGATCATTGTGGTATTGAATTTACCATGCCCTCTCTTACCGTTCAGGATGAGAAAGATGAAACTGATATCAACTACATCGTAAATAAGTATGCAGACGGTCAGAAAGGTATTATGACTCTTGATCTCGGCGATAGTTCGCAGTACGCTTACCTGCAGTTCGGAGATGCAACGCTTCCCGGCGACTACAGTACAGCGCTTGAGCTTGTGTCCGGAGTTCGTGAAGAATTCTACAGTTTACCCGCTTATGTTCGAGCAAAATTCGATCATGATCCTATGAATTTCATCGACCATTTGAATGATCCTGCAACGCTCGAATATCTCCAACAACAAGGTCTGTATGGTAGTAAATATACCTTTGATGAACCACAACAGTCCGTAAGTAGTAATCAAACACAAGAAAAAAGTAACACTTTAGAACA